GGCGTTCTACCGGCAGGAAGTGTAAAAAAATCGGGCCAGTATTAAAGGATTACCACTTCGAGAGTCTGTATGCCAGAAAGTTAAGCAGCAAAGGTCTATGGGCCCCACAATGTTACAAAGGAGTCCCATGCTATTAATCCTGCTCATCCTCATTCTGTTCTTCGGCTTAGGCGGTAATTACTTCAACGATGGCGCATATCGCGGCCCCGGCATCGGTATCGGCACGATCCTCTTGATTATCCTGCTGGTGATGTTATTCCGCGGTGGGCGCTTCTGGTAAGCGGGTTCAAGGGCTATTTATTTGACGAGCGCACGGCCCAGCCTGCGTTTGTCCTCGAGTGGCAGCCCCGCGGGACCGGAACGCAATACACGCTGTACCGCAAAGGAACCATCGGCCCAGTGAGTAAGTTTTACATCAGCAGAACGGGCCAGAGAACAGAGTACGACCTGGCGCCGCGCACCTGGGTTAGCCATTTATACCCGCGCTACCCGCGAATATGCGACTCGATTGGCGCTTAATTCTTGCAGCATGGCTAATCATTTTAGCGGTGTTCGCCGCCTGGGTAGGATGTTAGACTACACACCATGAGCAGTGCGCTAATAGGCCAGCCAAGCGATTCCAAGCCCCGCACAGCCTACAAACCACGCAAGAGTATTAAAGCCCCAGCTATTCAAAGCGCAGTTCTAGCCAAAAGAGCTAATGGTGAGTCCAAGCGCAAGATAAGCAAAGACCTTGATATTGCGTACAATACAGTTACAAGCGTCATTGACCTGAATCAGTTTGACGAGGCGCTCGCTAAGAATCAAGCCTCTAGCATCGCGCTTATTCCTCAAGCGATCAGGGTTGCAGAGCACAGACTCGCGCAAAACTCTGAAAACATGGCAATTAAGGTCTTGGAGAACACCATCTGGCCGCTCAATGGTAAGGGTGCCAAGGGCATGAAAGCAGGAGATAGTTTGTTTCTGTCTATACAGAACCTCATTCAACCCACCGCAGTAAAGCCTTCAGAATCAACAGAGAATAGCGTAGTAATAGACACAGAGCTAGTCAAGCCCACCACATAACACACGGGATCGTCGGGTATTGTAGGCAATTGACCGTGTATTGGCTGCGCCACTGGAAGACATAATCATGCTTCTAGGACGCGACACACACATATATAACAAGTTAGTTTGTTGGACTCCCTGGGCTATAGGAGCACCCAGGTAAGCAGCCGCGAAGGAGGGACCACGTTGACAATTGCATTGTTTCACACACAATTTTTGCGAATTGACGTGACACATGTGTGCGCTATGTGATATATCGTATGTATGCCACATGGAACATATGTGCGATGAAGAGATATGCACTGTTCTGGTTCGCGCAGTTCTACCCAAGCGGCGGATGGGATGATTACGTGGAGAGTTTCAGGAGCATTCAAGGGGCGACTAAGTATTTCAAGACTCATAAGGACGGCCCACGCTATCGGTTTGGGGATTGGCAGTTAGTTGATTTACAGACAGAGCGGGAAATACCTCGTGAGGAGTGGATGTCTTGAAAAGGCTGTTTACGGATAGGGCGCGGTTGGTGGTGTATCTGGAAGCCACGCAGTTGGATGTAATCACGAAGATGGCGCGGGACAGCGGCAAGACGGTTGTGGAATGGTCGCGTGATACCTTGCTTGAAAAACTCTCCCGCCCGGAGAAGGAGTCCAATGAAGACCATGCAAATTCGAACGTGGCTGGGGATCGAGGAGTACGTGTGGCTCGACGGCGCGCTGTTGCGCCCGTGGCAGATTCGGGAGGCGTTGCTGTCGCAGATGGTGCAGGAGCAAAACCGCGAGATGCTGGCAGAGATAGCGCGCACGACAAGAAGTGCCAATGCGGAGTGTGCGAGTTCCGCAGGAAGGTGACGTCAAATGTGGAACCCTAGCCTGGGCAGTCTGCTATTCTGGTTCGTGGTGGCGCTCCTGATTGTGGGCGTTATCGGCAGCTTTGATGGCACGAACCGCTGGCGCCGGAAGCATCCGTACTGGGACAGAAAACCATGATAGACCCGCTTATTTGGCCGGGGCCAAATTGCTTTACCTACGCTACGGACATGCAGGAAAAAATCGAATTGCTTGCCGACCTCGTTAGGTTGCTTGAATGGGGCGATGATGGTTTTTGCCCTTTGTGTGACGAGGTAGATAGGACTTGGGACGGGAGTGTACTAATCCCCGGCAAGCACAAGCCTGACTGTCCTGTGAAGTTGGCCCTCGGCTAATGGGTTTCTACCAAGGCGAACTAGAACTAGCCGACGCGATTGCGGGCCTCGACAAGATGCCCAAGCAGAAGCAATTCATGACTGCGCAGCAGTTCGCGGTCAGCTATGTGGGTGGCGAAGGCTGTGTAGCCCCTGAAACACTTATTGCTGGAGTTCCGGTTGCGGAGTGGCGCGGCGGGACCGTGGGCGACCGAGCAACCCACCGCTCTTACCGGAAGGGCACGGCGTCTCTCTATCGGGTTTCCACCCAATCAGGGAGGCAGGTCGTTGTAACCGCAGAGCACCGTTTTCTAACGCCAACTGGATGGTGTCCACTTGGAGCTTTGCGCGTTTCGGATTTGATAGCATCAGATGATAGCGAGAATGTTGCTTCTGGCTCGGGAAAATCATCAAATTCTCAGGCTCGTTGTGCTCGGGATTCTCGTCAATATGGTGGATTATCTCACCCCTTTCTAGCGGCCTTCCCTGACAAATGGCCGCTATCTCGTACGCCTGACGCCTGTAAAAGTGCATGGGTATCCTACCTTTACCGTGTTTCCAAAAACGATTTCGTTTTCCCTGGGGAGCGTTCCGGCACTTACGAACACCTCGACGAAGTAAAGCTCTACGAACCGCTTCGCTATTCGGTGATTGTGGATAATCCCTTAGAATGTCTTCCAGTACTTCTCCAGCTAGATAGCGAGACGCAATCTCTGCGTATGGCAAGGGTTTTACAGGAAGCCGCGACCGCATCCAACAATTCCATCTCGGATTCCAGCACATCCCGTCCGACCGTACCATCTGAATATGTTGACTCATTTTGGGACGAAGTACAAGATATTTCCTTCGTGCGCGATGGCGAGTTTTACGATTTATCCGTCCCCTATTTGGAGCATTATTCGGCGCAAGGTATCTGGCACCATAACTGCGGGAAGTCGGTAGCGCTCTGTACTTCAGCCATCTGTGAAGCGGCTCTTGAGCCGCGGGGGTTTTCACTTATCGGGCGCCTGAATATGCCCGCGCTCGAAAGCACCACCATGAAGACGTTTCTGGAACTGGTGCCTGCGGACTGGGGAGAGTGGCATGAAGCCAAAAAAACCTTCAAATTCGCCAACGGGCACGAAACCATTTTCCGTCACCTTGACATCTCCGACCCAAAAGTTACCGGGCACATCCGTTCCCTCAATTTGTCTGGAGCGTATGTCGATGAGCAGTCCGAAATTCCTGAAGAAGTCTTCTTTATGCTTACAGGTCGTCTACGACGGAAAAATGTCAAAAGACGGGTATACCGTGGAACTTCAAATCCGGCCGGTCACGACTGGCAATGGCGGCACTTCTTCGACCCCGACCGTAAACCGGAAGAAAAAGAGCAAAACCTAGGCATCGGAGCAGCCTCGACGGAGAACGTTTTTCTCCCCGAGGAGTATCACGTCAGGCGCAAGAATTTGTACCCTGCGGACTGGTACGACCGCTTCGTTTTAGGCTCTTTTGCCGATTTTTCGGACCTGGTTTTCAAGGAATTTGGCGAATTTACGCACGTATGGGACGAAACCAAACATCACGTGGTGTTCAATGGACAGCAAAACCCCCCAATCGAGTGGCCCGTCATCATCGGAATGGACATCGGAGGAGGCGAAGAAGGCGACCCTTGGGCAATACCTGTTATCAGTGTCGCTCCTGACGGACGACTCTACCAGTTTGGAGAAATCTATGGCTCTGGACTCCGTATTCGACCTATCGCAGAGCAACTGCGAGAAATGGTTGCGGGAAGAGTTATCGAAGGACTGGCTTACGACTACGCCCAACGGGCGGCTGCAATGGAACTCGAAGAGCATGGCATTGACGGCCAGCCCGCTATCAAAGAAGTAAGACCGGGACTCTTCAAAACCGAGCAGTACGTGCACATTGACCCCACGATGGAGCATCCGTTCAATCCCAAGGTTAGCGGCTCACCACGTTTTTTCATCTCTTCAGCCTGCAAAAACACTATCCGTGAAATGTCCAGTTACAAGTGGGCCAAGGATAGGGGCGGCAGACCTAAAGTCCCCGCAGAACCAGCCCACGAAAACTCCCACTGTCCGTCCGCTGTGCGTTACGCGATTCACACTTTCCGCCCCAATCCCATCGAAGCGACACCAGCTAAAAAGTGGGAAAATCAGAAACTCGATGTGGCTTCAAGGCTCTACTGGCAGCGCGTCGAGGAGCAGAAAGAGAAGGAGCCTTTGCGCCGCCAGGGATTTAGCACTATGAAATTACGTGATTTACGTGTAAAAAGGGGTAGAGAGATTATGCCTCAATGATGAAGAGTGCGCACTCTATCACGCTGCGTACCAAACTTATCCCCTTAGCCGCGCGCACCACCCTCAACAATTATTACTCCCCGAAAACTCCCTTCTCGACTAAAAAGATTTCTCACCTGAGTCGCGCCGCGCAATGCAGTTGCGAGTCGAAGAAGATTACCGACAGGCCGTGTATCGTTCATGGCTAACCTGTCCAATATGAGTTCCCTCTTCAAACCGCTTATTCAGAAAGCCATGCAGGATGCCGACAAACCGGCTACGAAGAAAAAAGTGCAAGCCAAGGTAAAGGCGAAAAAACATGGAGCAAGATAAACTCGATTCCATGATTAAGCAGGAAGCAAAAGAATTAAAGGAAGCGCCGATAGTGCAGGCAGTCATGGGGCAAGCCGGAAGATGTTCTATCTGCGGGCGCTTTGTGCCTACCAGCGATTTGCAGCCTTACGATCAGCATGTGCACGCGCTACGCCTGTAGCTGGTGTCATCCACAAAGGGGAAGCAAATGAGTGAAGATAATAACTGGGATAATTTTCCCGTCGAGGAGCTGAAACGTGTTGCACCTGCACTGTTACATCTTAAACGGACTTTTGGCACTGATGTTGGTCATCCGCGAGTACCAGACAAGCCGGACGATAAAGGGGCTGCTCGACCGGGTGCTGCAAAATCACGGGATGGCGGCGCTGCCTGATAGTCATCCGTTAACGAGTTTGCTGGAAGAACTGAAGCCGGACCCCGAGCCAAAAAAGAAGCCGCAGCCGGAACGTATCAGCTTCAAGGTGCCGGGAATGCCACAGTTCAAGAGGAGATAAATGGGCGGCGCGATCAGCGGAATAATGCAAAAAGTGACCTCCATGTTCAAAGGGGGCACGGATTCGTTGGTCCGCGACAAATTAGAAAAACAGGACAAGCGCAGCATCGTTCCCAGCTATCCCTGGGACAAACCCCTCGAAGAACGCATCAAGTGGATGCTCGATCAGCGTTACTGGCAACTGCAATACGAGAAATTAAATCTGCACCGGAAATGGTTCAGGAATCATCTTTTCTACGCGGGCTACCACGACTCCGTGCTCTCCGACATTGGTTTTTCCTTCGACAGCCTGGGCACAAATTCCGCTGAGTATGGATTCGCCAGCAACTACTACAGGAGCTACATCCGCTATGGCGCAGCCATGTACGTCCAAACCAGTCCAGAGTTTATCGCTCAGCCCACAAGTCCCGACGCTGAATCTCAGGGGGTTGCAGAAGCGGCTCGCGCCACGCTCGACATACAGAAAGAAAATATTGGCTATGATGCCATCCGCGCCAGAGAAGCGACTAACCTCCGACTTTTTGGAAATTCTTTCCGATATGCTTACTACTCCGTTGATCCGCGATATGGCTTCGTCACACAGCCAGTGTACGAAGATGTCGAAGTCCAAATCAGTGAAGGCAGCTGGATGTGCCCCGTCTGCGGATTGCAAGGCGAAGGGCAAGTCCAAGTCTGCCCCGCGGACGGCCCCGGCGCGCCTGCCCCACCGATAAACACTCCCCCGCAAACCGCACAAGTTCCGCAGCACAAAGGCAACGTCGCGTATCCCAAGGGACAGGAAATCTGCGAAGTCATCTGGCCGTTTGAAGTGTATGTGCGTTCTTCCGTAAAGACTTTGCGCGAAGCCCCGGAACTCCTGCGCGTACGCATGGTGGATAAACTGGCACTCATGGCCAATTTCCCCAAAGCCAACATGAAAAATTCCGGCATCTCCGGTTCGAGTGTAGGCACGAGCGAAGACATTGGCCTCACCTATCAGGAGATTATTCCCGACCTGCCGAACGATCCCACGCAGTATGCAGGCTGGTACGAGCAAGCCATCGCCGCGCAGAAGGAAATGTTTATCCAGGGCTGGATTCGCCCTAGTCAGTATTTCTTCGATGAAGAGTTGCGCAAGAAGTTCCCAGTAGGCATGTACGCGGGCAAGGCCGGAGACTGCTTGCTCGAAACCCGCAACGAATCAATGGACGATCACTGGACGCACTTCAAGCACATTCACATCGAAGGGCGTTTCTGGGGCGATGGCGACGACGATTTAATTCCCTTGCAGATGCAATTCGATGAATGCGACCGGATGCTGATGCGCCATGTGGACTACAACACCATGCCGCTGCTCATGGTCAATGCGCAGAAGGTGGACAAGAAAAACATCATCAGTGACGCTGGATACATGGTGGAACTGAAGAATCTGGGCAATGGCGCCGTAGACGGCGCCATGAAATGGTTCCCTGGCGGACAGATTTCCCCCGATGTGTGGAACTGGAAGAACTCACGGCTGAAGGATATGCAGTTTCATTCTGGCGTTTCTCCCGCGGCTATCGGGCAGCACGAGGAAGGCATCAACACTTTTGGCGGGCAGCAGACCGCGGCAGCGCAGGCGCAGGGAATGCTGGCTCCGCTGCAACTGATGTACAAGGAAGAAAACGAATTGTGGGCCATGCAGATGACCAAACTGGCCTGCGAGAACTGGCTCGATGACCGCGTGCAGGCCACGATGGGCAACAACGGCCAGTGGGAATTTAAGATGCTGCGCGGGGAAATGCTCAGGATGGATGGCATCCGCTGGGTGGCCAGAATCATTCCGCTGGACCCCACCAAGCAGCAAAACATGGTTTCCGCTATCTCTGCCGGGGCCTTCAACCCGCAACTACCGCAGCCGGTGCAGAACAAGATGCTGGAGCTTTACCAGCTATCCGGCGACCTCAACCCCAATAACCGGGATTCGAAAGTGCAGACGAAAGAGATTCAGCAGGGCAAATCCACGGGCAAATTCCCTGACCCCATGCTGGTCAAGGACAACGATGCTGTGGACCATCTGCACAAGCACATTCTGAATATGCAGGCCATGCAGCAGGTGAATCAGGCGGTAGGCGGGCCGGAGCAGCAGCAAGGCAAACCCGGAGAACAGTCGAGTCCCGAGCAGAGACAACACGCTGGCCAGCAGCAAGGCGCGCGCATGAAGCCCCATCAGCCGCAGCCTTCTGGCGGTAACGGTTCACACACCGGACCTCGCGGGCAGAGTCCTTCGGCGCAGCAACGCCGTCGGAACGGGAAACATGGATAGTTTTCACCCATTCGGTTACCTTTTGTTACATTTCTCTTGACACAAATACAGTAATCACTCTATAAGCCTATATATGGCTGAAGGAACCATTTCCTTCGAAGAGTTGGAAGTTGCAGCGACTCCCCAGGCTACCGCTACTCCTGCGGAACCAGTTGCACAAGAAACTTCGGCAGCGCCTCCCCCGACAGTTACCGAAGAATCAAAACCCCAATTCACCGAAGCTGACGTAGAGTCCTATAAACAACTGGTTGAACTGGGAATCACTCCCCAGAACGCAGCGCAATTCAAGGCGGCCAAAGAGCAGTTAGACACTTTGCCGCAACTGTTGCGCAGCCCTGATGGACGGAGACAACTTCTGGACGAAATCCAGAAGCATGACCCCGAGACGTACAAAGGGCTTCTGGATTATGCGTCCGACCGCTGGTTTAACGAACTCCCCGCCGATGCCAGAAACGATAGCGGAAATGGCAGTCCGAGCAGGTCTGCCAACTCGACACCCACTATGGACCCACGTATCACGCAGCTTCAGTCCCAGATAGAATCGCTCGTCCAGGAACGGAATCAGGAAAAAACAGCGAAGCAACAGGAAGCTATCTCGACGGGTTACAACTCGTCGGTAGAGAGCCTTATAGCCAAACTGCCTGAATCTGTTTCGAGCAGGGACAAAGATTACATCCTGCTAAAGACGAACCAACTTGTCTGGAATGACCCGAAAGCGCGTAATGCGGTTGCTAAAGGCGTCTATGTGGACGTGCCGACCTACTTTTCGAAGGCTTCCCGCCTCGTTACTGCTGAAACCAATGCCGCTGCAACTGCCGAGCATGACCGTCGCGCTGGAGTCGAAGCGCGCGGCACGAAAGAGATACCCGCCGCCGCCGAGAACGTAAACGGTAGCGCGTCTTCGAAACAAGAGGGCCACGGGCATGACCCCATCTGGGGCGACATTTCTCCTAGTGAACTGAAGTCGGCATACAAGTAGCACCGGCCTAAAAAGAAGGCACTAAGTGCCGCAACTCGACCTTTCAGCAGCCGATCCGATTTTTAAGGTAGTTTTTAATCCCCGCGTAGAAAAGCAGTTCAATACCGCTGCGGTCCTTTGGAACGATGTGTTCGAAGGCGCAGGCACGATGATCTCTAACCGTGGCCTGGAAATCCCCATCCACATGGCAGGCAACGGGCAGCACGCTTGGTACGGTGATGGCGGCGCACTCCCAGCCGGAGACTCGCAGCGCACCAACCGCGCCATCGTAGGCTTCTACAGCTACGTCAAGCCCGTGCAGTTTACTGGCGCGGCACTCGATGCAGGCGGGGGCGGAGACGCCACCAACTACGTGAAGGCTTTGGCCTTCAACGTCCGCAACGCCGTCGTGGACTCCATTAAGGAACTGAACTGGTATTCCTTCCTCGATGGCTCGGCCACGCTCGCCAAAGTCGGCGCCATCGTCACGCTGTCCACCACCGTCAACACGGTTGTAGACGTAACGGGACTAGGCGACGGCGCGCGCTACCTGCGTCCTGGCCTGACTTTAGACTTCCTGACTGGCACGGTAAACACCGTGAAGGGCACGGCCACC